CTTTATCCCAGTTAAGCCCTACCTGCATTACATAATCGCTTACGGGGATAACGGTCTTATCGCCCTTGACAGTCAGCTCATTCCACTTATTACCATCTCCAGTACGATAATAAACAGTGCCAGAAGCCGTTGCGAAGCTGCCCCGGTGCAGGTAGATATGGCAATCGCCTTTAGGTTCGGCAAATTTCAGAGTCACTAATAAATCATAATCTTGAGATGGATTGATTTGCGCCATTATTATCAACCGCTCCCCTAGCTTGTTGCTCCTATGGTTGCCGCAACCTGAATATCCACACTTTCATCATTCGCCGGTTCTTCCGTATGCGCCACTCTCGCTCTGGCCCAGAAGATTGTATTTGTTGCGCCAATTTTTGTTAAGATATCTAACGGCTTGCCCCAATCTTCAGCCGTCCCTGGCTGTCCACTATTGTCAGGAGCAAGCTGCCACATCGTTACTTTTGCTGAGTCTATAATACTGATTCGCGCATGGCGTGAAGAATCNTCAACTGTTTCGTAGCCAGTATCACAACGCACGGCAAGTTTAATCCAGTTTCCTTCCGCGTAACCTGATTCAGGTACTTTGATTGCGCCGGATTCGATCGGATCCAGTCCGGTGCCACTTGAAACAAGTGTGCCGTCTGTTTGCCCAGCCGTTACAGCGCCTTTGTATATCTTAATCTTGCTCGACATGCTCTCACTCTCCTTAGATAATTTTTACACCGCCCAGCAGCCACGGCCTGAGTAGTTCCTTTGCCTCCTGGCTTAACAGCCCACGCCCGGTCCATGGCGCATAGGTCTCGCTCATGTTGCCCAGTGTGAACGACTGCACGCCTTCCTGCTGTAGTTTCCTGCGCTGGCTGTTGCCTCTTTCCAGGAGTGCCAGGGCAATTTCACAGCAGGCTTCTTTCACTGCCTCCGGGACTTCTTTGTCCGGGTAGCGGGGAAAGGCCAGCGTCTGGGACGTTTCTGTTTTGCGCCCCTTTAACGGCTGTCGGTCTATTTCCCTTGTTGCCTGCCGGAGGGCTTTTTCTTTGTCTGCGTCGCTGGTTTCGCCCCAGCTTTCGGCGTGGAGGCGTCCTGCGAAGTATTCGTTTGCTTCTTCGATTGTGCAGTAGCTTCCTGACATTTTTCCTCCGCCTCCTTCTTGGCTTTTTCTGCCTGCTCCCTGCGCATGCGCTGGAAGCCAGTTATATCAATACCCATATCATCACCTCGCAAAATAATCGGGGAGAGCCTATATTGGCGCTCCCCTTGATGCTTTGCCTGGATTATGCCAGTTTGTGCTTAAACTGCACAATCCTGACGTTTTTAGGTTCGTATACTCGCTTCCAGTTCTGATAGTTTGCCAGCTCTGTATTGCTCGGGGTTGCGCCTGCAACAGAAGCATTCTGGAAGGCTACTCCCCTCGGATGGAGAATGAAATGCCTCCTGTGAACGAGAATGTCATCTCCAGCAAGAGCGTCCCTTGCGGTCTCTACCGGTACGGGGGCTCCGCCTTCGCCCCATCCAAAGGCGCCAGTACCGAAGATGTAGGTAGTGTAAACGCCGCCGGATACCGGCAAGCTATCGTCAACCACAACAGGCTTACCAAGGAAGGTCCTGACTGCAGGTTTGCCCTCAGAAGGAGGAATGGTCTCAATCATGTCATCCTTCGTCAGCTTTGCTACCGTAGCGGAGTGCATCGCAAAGCCAGTCAGCTTATCTGCGTTGTCGCCCAGTTTGTAGATTGCATCAACAGCAGTTTTTGCATCAATTACGGCTGCATCTCCAGTTTCTGAGGAAATATCGTGTTTGTTTGTGTCCATTCCGGTTGCGGTATTACCGAAAATTCCGTCCAGAGTTTTAATCAGGGTGGCCTGAAAACGCCTTGCCCAGTATGCAGCCACCAAGTCACCGATAGCTGCCATCGGGTCATCGCCGGACAATGCTTTTGCCAAGTCATTTACGCTCCAAGCACGGCCACGGGCCAAGAGAGCTGCTACGTCCTGATCCGCCGTGATCTTGCCGACTGTCAGGGCATCGGTGTCGCTCAATACTTCATCATCGCCGGTCAGGTCCTCCCAGAACGGCATGTTGATTAGCTTACCGCCAGAACTTGCCAGTCTGTCCAGTTCGGTGTTCCTGGCGATAATACCGCTTTGGTAAAAAGCGGACAGTTCAGCAGTACGCTGGATAACATACGGGTTAAATACCTCAGGGACAATAACGTCTGCAATTACGGTTTTTGCCATCTTTCATCACCTCATAAAATTATTTTACTCCCGCCTCTGCTTTCATTCGTGCCGCTTTAGCCGGGTCCTCGCGCAGGATCTTGCCCTGCAGAGTAAGATTAAACGTCTCAGGCTTCCACGGATTTACTTCGGGGTCTCCGACACCTGGCGGGTTTGTGCCTCCCCCTACCTTGCCGGAATCGCCGAAAAGGTACGGGTCTGACTGCTGCAGCGCTTTCAGCTGGTCGTCCAGACCGAGTAACTGCTCGCCGTCCAGCTTAACTTTCTCCATGTCAAGCAGGGCCTTTACAGCTTTCGGGTTCTTTGCCTTAGCTGCGGCAAGGGCTTTTTCAAGTGCAAAGTCAAGCTTCATCTGTGACATCTTGGCTTGCCATTCTTCGGCGGCCTTCTTGTTCTCGGCTTGCAAGGCCTCAATCTGTGCCTTTAGTTCCTCGCTGTTGCCGGCCGCCTGCTTCAGTTGCTCCAGCTGTGCGTCCCTGGCCTGCAGGTCCGCCTCAAGCTTTTTCTTTGCCTCTGCCACTTCATTGTACTTGTCCTTCGGGATGAAGTGTTTCGGCAGCTCCTTGCCGATGTCAGCGATTACACCGTCCAGTTTTCCTTCCTCAATTCCGGCCTTCTTAAGTAGTTCCTTTAACCAATCCATTTTTATACCTCCATACTTTTTTATACTGGTCAGTGCCAGTCTCGGGTTCTTGTCTCTTTATGCCCTGACAATACCAAAGAAGGGCAGAAGAAAAAACGTCGCTGCTAAACTATGCTTTGCTGTTGCATATGTTCAGCAATGCGTTTCCTTGCTATTTCGCAGTATTCTTCGCTAATGTCAATGCCGATATAGTTCCGCCCGTTTAGTAACGCCATTTTAGCTGTCGTACCGCTTCCCATAAACGGGTCTAACACTAAATCACCTTCGTTACTCCAACTTAAAATGTGGTCTTGTGCTAACGCTTCAGGAAATGTAGCAGGATGTTTGAAAGAAATTTTATCTTTAGACGATTTCATAAAAC